CCGTAGTAGAGCCCCCACTGAAACCGACGACGACAGACGTCCATCCATCGAGCATAAGATAACTTGCATCGCCTGGTTGTACGTACACTGCCGAGGTGGTGGCTTGCATATCACTCCCCCAATAAGCGTCCTCCGAACTGCGGAATTCAAGGCCCAGCGGCGAGGTTAGCTTCGGATGTACCTCAAAAGTATTCTCCGCCAACTGAGTTCCCTGATAGCGAGCATGAAAAGGCAGGTCGAGCAAAGCTGAAAGATCCACTCGAGCGTTATCACCGGCGCCAGTATTTGGTATTCCCATACTGATCAACCATTCCTCCGCTCTGAAGTTTCCAGCGCCCGCTCCGCCAGCAGTCTGCCCACCAATTCCCGCATTGTGCGGAACCCTCATCCTCTGATGTGGAGGGACAAGGGCAACGGTCAGGACTCCCTGCGCTCCAGTGACTGCTGTGGTGTTTCTGATACGTAACCCCCAACCTACTATCCTATAATTCATAATCTTGTTTCGCAAAGCGACTCCAGAGTTAAGAATAGCACCTTTGGTAAAATTGGTGCCGTTAGGAGTTTGGAGGGTGGTTCCGTTCGCAATCGATCCGCGAAAGCTAGCAGCCGGGCAATAGACGTTCGGCATCAAAATACACTCGATGTTACCTGAGGTATCGTTAGACAGCGAAACAATCTCTCGCAAAGCCACCGTTGCGGTTGGTGCAAAGAACTGATCCGGCACACGTGCGCCGAGAGCTTTCTCAGAAAAAGGATTCATAAGCGCTAACTTGTAGTGCTCAGAGTCAGACGCGCCCATTGATAGGACGTTTCTGTTCTTCTTCTTTTTGGCCCCCGACGCGTTGTGCGTGACGACGTTAATGGTAGGAGCAACCCCAGCTTTCGAAGCTGAAGTCAAGGTCTTGGTCCGATTCTTCTTGTTTTTCATGCCCGGCGACGGCTCCGAGCAATACCTTGCGGCGGCTCAGGAAGTCAACGATTCGAGACTTATCCGGACAATCCGGCATGTCCTCGATCTCGGCTATGTAGTTGAGATTGGTGGAAAGGTCATTCATTTTACTGAAAGACGACTCGAACAGCATTCGCTGCCAAGTCTCCAACCAACATGCCCAACTGCCGTCGGTCTGCCGCTCAAAGCGGTGTGAACAAAACAAGAAGCTCTCCCCAGAGTGAACTTCGACGTCTCGCACGGGTAAATTAATCTCCGCGTAAGCCTTTCTTAATTCATCCTCACCCTTCAGATTCCACTCGATGCAATCATCTCCCATTTCAATGGAAACGGAATCAACTGCCTCTGCGCAAGTTCCGCGCTGAGAACCATTAGAGGAGGTGGTAAGAAAATCACCGCTGCGTTGCACAACAGTGTCGTCGAAAATCAACAACTCGCCAGAATCGAGAACATGAGGAGTGCTCACAAGCGAACAAGCCCACCAGTTACTAACTTTTTCAAGCGTTTTCCGGCAAGCGTCCAAATTAGAACACGTTCTCTTCATATGACGGGCGTGACCTTTGGCGCATTCCAAGCTGAAGTTCTTTTCCCAACCCTTAACATCAGATCCTGTCGGGGGCAAGTTCAAAACCTTACTTGTAACAAAAACCCTTTCGCCAATAGCTTCAGCATGCTCTTTAGAAAAACCAATCCCTTTCTTCGTTGGAAGATTGGGGTAGCAAGAGCTCTCCGCGTCGGCAAAAGCCTGGAAAAAGAAGCGCTCGACCATCTGATCGACGACCGAGACGCTTGCGATAACGCGGGGAAGCGGTTTGCGTTTGGGCAGCGCCTGTCCTTTGGGAAAGACACGAACCGGGTCCCTTAAGCCTTCACTGATCCATTTGATCCTTGCTCCTTGTTCGAGGTAGCTGTCGAAGTTGTCTTCGTGGAAGTAGATTCGCTTGATGCGTTTCCAGACTTCTTCTTTGATTTCTTCTTTTGCTTCGTCGAAGAGCTGTCCGTTTGATCGGAAGTTGAGGCGGTAGGGGTACCCTGGGGTGGACTGGCGGTTGACTGAGGAGAGAAGCACTTCAAAACCTCCTTCAAACAAGTCGAGGAGAGCGCTTTCATCGAGTCCATCGCGGACTGGGAACATCCATTCGAAGCCAGCTGACTTGTAACTTTCTGCAAAAGCTTCTTCCGCTGCTTCCCGACGACCTCCTGGAATTGCGACTCCTGGGTACTCGGTTTTGTTGTGGTACTCGCAGAGACTTCGCTCGAGGGCATCTTGGGTGAAGCTTGGGAAGTGGAACTCGTCGTTGACGTCGGGGAAGAGCTCTGTGAAGAGCTCACGGACTCCTTTATCTCCTTTCGGAGGTCCTTGAGGATTGATTGCCCTAGCGCAGTCACCAATGTAGTAACCTCCGTGACGCCCAGAGACTGG